GATACTCTTGAGGGTTGCCTCGAAACGGAATTGAACTTTTTGGATCAACAGCAAGATTAACTGAAAGATCTGAAATTGGTTGTTGTTTCATTTATCCTTTGTTTCTTTGTACTTCTTAGCAGCAGCTTTTGCTTTGCCCCGTTTCTCGTATTCGTCCTTAGTCATCCACTTTTCTTTACCCCATTTCTCTAAGGATTTTTGCTTTTCCCCTTTGCCACCACGATACCCGCCACCGGCCTCTTTGTACTCCTGGGCGAGGAGCTGAGCCTTGCGTGCCGACCACTGACCAGCTTTGCCGCCTTTTTCGCCGGCCATGATCCGATCTTTGATCCGCTCACGCAGCTCAGGTTTGGAATATTTGCTATCGTCTTGTGCCATCAGGAAACAAATTTAGATTGAAAGCCTGTCGGTAACCCCGCCTTGGGCATGTATTGTTCACGGAAATTTGCAGGGGGAGGAGTGCCCTGCTGAAGAAGACGCGCCTTTTCTTCCGGCGTTAAAGGAACGTTGGGCGCTCCGCCATAGGGCTTTTGACTTGGTTGCTCAGGACCTGCTTGACCAAGCTGAGGACCATCAAAAAATTGAGCATTAGCCAGACCGCCCATGTTGCCTACAGCCCCAGGGAGATTGCTAGAGCCAAAGGCCATGGGAAGCTGCGGCCCACTGCCGGGCATAATGCCACGACGCATCAACTCGTCATTGAGCTGTTCGTTCTGTTGGGTGCCGCCTTCATACAAACGGCGAAGCTGTTCACCTGAGCGGCCACCTAACGCACCGGGTACACGCCGAATGTCAAAGCTTGGGGCGCCTGCCAGTAAATTACCGGGAGCGCCTGGAACGTTTGATTCACCGCCGTAAAACATGTCGTTATCTCTTTTTTCGTATTCTACTCTTCTATAACTTCGTAACCAGGGGAGTCGTTAACCTTGGTTAAAATAATTCCGTTACCGCGAACATCCCAATCAAGAACATCGCCCTCTTGCCAGCCAAGTTCTTCGATTAGTTCGTCAGGCAAAGTAATAAAATTTTCTCCGTTTTCGTCTTCTTCTACTTCCAGAATGTAGCTCATTTTGACAAAAGCTTTTCCATTAGCTTATCAAGCTTGTCATTGATTTGTCTAAAATTATCATGCATCTCCTGGATCTCCCGGAGAAAATCAACCTTCAGCACATAGTCCAAAGGCATGCGGTTGATTTGATCTTCCAAGATGTCAATCCTTCGTTTTTGAGATCCAATGTAATCAAAAGCTTGTTGGATCCGCTCTTGATGCCTATCTAATATTTTATTGGCAACCCACGTAGCGCCTGTAACCGCCGATACAAGGGCAGTGATGCCAATGGCTACATATTCGGGTCCCACGAATGCACTGCTTTTTTTCTAATTCTAGGATTAGTAATCAATGTGCAACTGACCTTTTCTTGCAAGTCCAGTAACCAACCAAACCAACGCGTCAACGCAGTCATCATGACCACTAACGCCGAAATTTGTGAGTTCCTCGAAGAGATTTGTGAAGTTCCGGAAACGATTGAAGATTATCTTTCGATCTTCAAACATACCCATGATTCCACGGAAACGTGCCAGCTTGTCTGCACGGAAACCCTTGACTGGATGCCAAATCAAATTGTAGAGACCTTCGTTATTCAGGCAAACCCGTTTGAAGTCGGCTTCGAGAGAAGCTTGGTATTGGACGGCTTCTGACCAAATATCACATGTGGAATAAGTCGGAAAATAATTTCCGCTATCATCACGTCCAATCACCGACCAATCGTTCAACAATTCTTTAAGAGCGTCCAGTTTTTCCAGGTTGCCCATGACGCGTATGCGCCTGTAATCGATGATATGAATGCGGTCGCCAATGCGTCCGCCAAGGATCATCACGGTGTAATCGTTCTTCTCTTTGGTGCCAGCAGAAAGGTCCACGCCAATACCGAGCGTATCAAACTCCGTTGAAATTTCCGCTTTAACAATTAGTTCTGGCGCCAAGGAAAGCTCGTTCTGTCTGACAATTTGATTCATATATTGAAACGAGAAAGCAATTGGCGCTTGCCGTTTCTTTTCTTTGAGGTAGTCTAGTGACCACATCTCAGGCCAATAAGACTCTTCTTCTCCTGTTTTAAGGTTTGTATTAATTGCAGAAAGAACGATCTGCATCCAATTGTTCTGTTTGTTAAAAGTAGTGGCGTGAATATCATCGTGCCTAAAGCGAGTTCCCAGACAAATGGCACGAGCACCTTCAAACATGGTGGGAGCAATCACCGCATTCCAGTTCTCCTGCATTTGCTTCCGAATATCAGGGTTGGCAATATCAGCGGCAGATTTAATGGCGTCATCAATCATCACCAGGTGAGAACGCTTGGAAGTCACCGAACCCTTAAGGCCTGCAGCGCAAAGGGTAAATTGTTCATCACCAGTGGTGTCAATACCAGCAAACTTATGGTCAATTGACCAATACTCATTACTGGTAACGTTCTTCATCAAACGCACCGTTGGGAAAACTTCCTGATAGCGTTTGCTTTCAATAATGCGTTTAATTGTTGCAGATTTAGAACGTGCAATATCAACCGTGTACGACAGATAAAGAATCTGCAATGGCAACTTGGCTTGTGTATGAATACCAATAGCCCAGGCAGTCAGCAAGCCAAGAACCGTTGATTTAGCTGATCCTCGTGGCGCAAGAAGATCAATATTGGGACCAGCAATTTTAATTAAACAATTGCTGTCTTCGTTGGTAACAAAGTGCCGATGCCATTCTTTGTGATGAGTAGCGGGAGGTTTATCTGCAACATACTCACAGAAATAAGCAAAGTCTTCCCGCGCAAGCTCCAGTGCTTCTGCGTTGCGCGGAATTCGGATCTGTTGGCGGCGTGCCGCAGCCTTCGCATTGCGACGATAGGCAAGATGCGTATAGCTAGGCACAAGAATAAATCAGTTGTTAACTGAATACTATCTTATTTTGCTTCTTCTTTGTCTTTTTTCTGTTCTTTATATTTACGCGCTTTATCCAAGGCTGCCTTGCGTTTTTCGCTATCGCTCATCTCAGTACCATCTTCTTTCTTGGCTTCTTTCTTCTTAAAGTGCTCAAGAAGTTGCGGGGGCATCTTACCTTTAGCCATCAGCGTTTACCCCGACGCATGCGAGCAATTGCCATTTGATACTCAGGAGAGCCAGGCTCGGGGAAGCGGTTGGCACGACCAGGACCAAACTCAATACCAGGGCGCCTGCCGGCAAACGCATTGCCCGGCTCAGTTCCCGGCGCCATCGGCGCACTGCCAGTTTGCGGAGCGGTTTCTTGACGACGAATACTGTCTTGACGCATGCGAATTCCTTCGCGTGCTAATTGACGTTGTTGAGGATCGGTAATGTCAACCTGTTTGGCGCCCATCGGTATAATTATTTGATTTAAACCTATCCTAACTGAATTATTCTTCAAGTTGCATACGTGCCCATACACTCATCGTTGCTTCTTCCAAGGGAATCTCAATGGGGTCATCTTTAAAAATAAACATTAACTCTCGAATGGCACGATCTGCGCCGGCCATTAACAAACCCTTACGGTCTTTGGAATTGGTGAATTTTTCAATTTGATCAATATGACCTCTAATTTCTTTTTGCATGGAAGCAACGCGTGCAACACCTGCATCACGTTTGACCACACCATTCTCTACGTCTTCACGTAACTTACGAACATCCTCTTGCATCTCATCGATTTCATAGAGGAGTTTTTTGCGGTGATCGGGTTTCTTGTAGTTGTCCTTAACCCAGAGTTCACACGCAGTAATAGTCCCCTTGTAACCAAGGAAACGAGAGTAGAGATAAATTTCAATTAACGAGTAATTTTCTGCGGCAAACGCACAGAAAGATTCTTGAGTTGATGCGTCGAGATTATCTACCCACGCATCGAATAACTCAATATCGATAAGCTCGTTGGGCCTGGCCGTAGTCCCGGGTTTCGTCGCGCTGCTTGAATTCTTGCGACTGCTCAGCGGATGTGCGCTGCTCTTCTGCGCCTTTGCCGATGGTTTCTCGTTCTTGTTCACCAGCGGTCTCCATCTTTTTCTTGGAAAATTCATAGGCCACGCCAGCAGCCTGACGGTATTTGTCTAAGTCGAACCAATCATCAACATCGACTTGTCCGGCGGGAACGCTGCTGGTCATGGCTTACAAATCTTACAAGAAAAAATCAGAAGTTGCTCATCATTGAAGCAAGACCCTGAGCGAAGATATCGCGACGGCCTTCGGTAGATTTTTGACGCTGCTGACGACCCTTGGAAGATTCCAAGCGATCAAGCAGCTGCTCAAACTTGGAAATATCAAAATAATCGTCGGAGGCGCTTTGGCCAGTGGGGGCAGTATAAGTCATGACTTAAATGTCAGGTAAGATCAAAAGTTGCTCATCATTGAAGCAAGGCCCTGAGCATAAATGTCACGACGACCTTCGGTAGACTTTTGACGTTGTTGACGACCCTTGGAAGATTCCAGGCGAGAAAGCAGTTGCTCAAATTTATTAATGTCAAAATAATCATCTGCGGCGCTTTGGCCGGTGGGCGCAGTGTAGGTCATTTACGTTTTTAGAACTAAAGTAATTATATCAAGCACATTCTTTTAGAAACTGAATGCGCCAACAAGTTGTTGATAAACATTTCCTTGCGCTTGAATCTTGGCAACAACAGAAGA